TTAGCTATTCCAACCTTAGTTTTTGCAGATGTTAATCTATCTACTGATATTTGGAACATAAAGATATATCATTCAGAAATGGATGATTCCAAAAATGTTACTATGTTTACTCAGTCATTAAAGCCAATAGAAGTTTATAGTAAAGCACAAAGAGCAAACTTGAAAATAGTATGTAGAGAAAATCAAACAGATTTGTACATTGTGTATGGAGTTTACTTACATAATGATCATATAAAAGTTGAATATCGGCTTGATGACGATAAATCTGTGAAAGCAACATGGGACGTATCTACGGATTATAAGGCGACATTCGCTAGAAAACCGGTGCAACTTATTAAGTCAATGTTTGATAAAGAAAGAATGTTAGTCAGATTGACGCCATATAGCGGTTCTCCTACTACTGTGGAATTTAATATCTCTGGACTAAAGGAATCTGTTGAGCCTTTAAGAAAGGCGTGTAAATGGTAATTAAAGATTTTTAGTAAAAGCCCACTTTACATAGTGGGCTTTTTAATTTATATTGTGCCCTAAGGTCTCAAAAGCCTAGCAGAAAACGGATTACTTCACCCCGTCAGCGTGATTTTTTTGTATCTAAAATTTGAGAGTTTTACCGCCATTATAAAATTCTCAAAGAATCAATGACCGACGGTGCGAGGAATACAATACCGCAAGGGAATAACTCCGCTAGATTTTCTGCTAGTTTTGAGCCGTTGGTCGCCCAATTATGGGTAAACAATCAATCCCTCAAAAGGAACAGAAAAATGACAACTCAAACTCAATTATCCACATTCAATTTTGAATCAAAATCCATCCGCACTTTAGCTATTAACAATGAGCCTTGGTTTGTTGCTAAGGACGTTTGCGATGCAATCGGTCTAACAAACTCTCGCATGTCTTTAATTGCGTTAGATGAAGATGAAAAGGGTGTAAGTTTAATTTACACCCCTAGTGGACAACAAGAAATGAACATCATCAGCGAAAGTGGAATGTACACTTTAATCTTACGTTGCCGTGACGCAGTTAAAAAAGGATCTGTTCCACACCGTTTTAGAAAATGGGTTACAGCAGAAGTTTTGCCGGCAATCCGTAAAACGGGCAAATATGAATCAAAAACTACAGTAGATGATCGCACAGGCTTACGCAATGCCGTAAATATGTTGGTGAGTAAGAAAGGATTAATTTATTCTGATGCTTACCATTTAATCCACCACCGCTTTAACGTGGAATCAATCGAAGATTTGACATTAGAGCAGTTACCGCAAGCGGTGGAGTATGTTCATAGAATCGTGCTTGAGGGCGAGCTTATCACTGAACAGAAAAAAGATGAGCTATTCATCCGTGAATTTACAGAGCATGACCTACAACAGCTTGTGTGGGCGTGGTTTGCTTTATTGCGTGGCACCGAGCTTTGCCAAAATCTTCTCCCTGCATTAAAACAAATTGGCTCGCACTATGCCGCACCGGTGCATGATATTGCTTACGAATATCGCAGCACTCTCCGTCAGGCTCATAATGTGTTGACACGCATTACAGAGCAATTTGAATACGAGAAAGGCAATAACTGGCGCGTATTAAAATACCTTCGAGCCTACAACCCTAAAGCAACAGGATTTCAGTTAGACATTCTATAAAACACAACAAAATTTAGACCGCACTTTGGAAACAGGGTGCGGTTTTTTATTGGAGCAAATATGCCTAAACCACTACCAACAGAAATGCGCTCAGACTTGTTTAAACTTGAGCAAGGCGCATTATTAGAGCTGTGGGAAATTGACTTGCGCCATATCTCTAGCAGTTCCGATCCTGATGTTAAAGGCGAGATCTACCGTTTTCACAACGGCGTAAGCCAAACGCGGGAAAATATTTGGTGGCAAGGTAAAGAGTACCAAGCTTACCCGATAAAAGCAGACGGTTTTGAGATTAGCGGACAAGGTCCAAGCAACCGCCCAACGCTTGCGGTATCAAACCTCTACGGCATTGTAACCGGCATTGTGGCGCACTTTGGGCAAGGTGTTGGCGGCAAGGTAACACGCCATCTTGTGCCGGCAGAATATTTGGATGCCAAAAACTTTCCGGGCGGTGTAAATCCAACGGCAGACCCGAGACAAGAAAGCGTAAGTTACTACATCATTGAGCAATTAAAATCACTTGATGATGAGCGTGCTGTCTTCGAGTTGGCATCACCGGCTGAAACAGATAATGCAAAAATCCCGTTATTGATGATTACCTCCGATACTTGTATTTGGCAGTATCGCTCACCCGAGTGCGGTTATACCGGTGGACCAGTGGCGGATGAGTTTGATAATCCAACTTATGACAAAAAAAAGGATAAGTGCTCACATTGCATAAAGGGTTGCAAATTACGCTTTGGCGAAAATGCGGTTTTGCCTTTTGGTGGATTTCCGAGTACAACGCAGTACGGGAATTAAACTACCCGTAATTCAAACTGCTTACCCAGCGCATGAATTGCCCGAGCAATCGTATCAATCTTTGTGTTGTGTTCAAGATTGGTTATGCGCTGAACTTCTTGCGGCTTAACTTCAATACGTCTTGCTAATTCAGCATTTGAAACGTTTTGGTCGATCATCTCATTAAGCAGTAAAACTTTAGCAAAGACGCTTGCCGGCAACTCAATTAATACTTCATCTTCTTGCTGCGGGCTTGGCAATGGAACTTTTCGGTGATCTTCAAAATAAAAATCCATACTAGTAAGTAAGGCATCTCTTGCCATTCTTACTGCGTCTTCGTAGTTATCGCCACAGGTGATAGCTTCCGGAATATCGCGGAAAGACACGGCATAAAGACCGCTTTCTTCTTTGTCAAATTTCGCTGGATATAACATAGTAAACCTCTTTAGAAAACGCCCCCTTTCGAGGGCGTTGTTTAATTAAGACCTAATTGCTTTTTAACGGCTAGTTCAGTTCCTTTTGCTATCTCCTTGGCAGGGTGTCGCGGTAGAACTGACTGTTTACCATTTAGATATAGCTTGATGTGGTTAGCACCTTCTTTTGTCTCTACACCTTGAGCTTTCAGCCATCTTAAAAACTCACTTTGTTTCAAAATATCCTCCGTTCGTTTTAAGACAAGGAAAGTATAAACAAAAATGTTTATATTGTCAAGCAATAATTAACAAAAATGTTTATTTTTATGATTGATAACAAGTTAAAACAAGAGATATTGGTGCATGCCGAGCAGTGTAAGCCGCAGGAATCATGCGGTTTTGTTGTTTTTGATGGCAAGAAAAATCGCTATATTCCGTGTGAAAACGTGGCGGCAGATCCGATTCGTTATTTCGAGATTGCACCGGAAGAATTTATCGCAGCCGAGGAAATTGGGCATATTGTCGCTCTCGTCCACTCTCACCCTGATAGTGCCGAGGAAAAGGGATTGCCATACCTCTCAACAGCCGACCGTGAGTGCCAAGTGCGGTTAGATTTGGATTTTTGGCTAGTTGTTGGTGGAGAGATTAAGCAATTTCGCAATATCCCACCACTCCTCGGACGGCAGTTTGAAAACAACAAACAAGACTGCCGAAATATCTTGCTTGACTGCTATATGCTTGCCGGGGCTGATTTTCCGGATGATGTCAAATATCCATTTAACTGGTTTGAGCAAAAGAATCTGTACGAGGATAACTTACTGCGGTTTGGTTTTTACAAGCTCATGCAAGAGGACGATATTCAGCTTGGCGATGTAGTGATGATTCAGGTCGGCGCCAGTGTAGCAAATCACGGCGGAATTTATCTCGGCAATCAAACGATATTACATCACAGCCAAGATCGGCTATCTGCTCGCGTGCCTTACGGTGGATTTTGGCTCAACAATACGCACTCAGTATGGAGATTTAAAGATTGGTACAAGTTAAATTTTACGGCAGTCTTAAACGATTTGCAGATGAGCCGTTAGAGCTTGATGTTGGCAATTTTAAAGAGCTAATGAGTGGACTGCTAACGCAGATTAAAGGATTGCGACAACACTTACGGCACGGCTATTACAAGGTGCGCGTTGGTAGTAAGTATCTATCCGAGGAGCAACTTAAAACTAACCCCATCATTGGTTTAAAAGATGATTGCACAGTGCATTTTACGCCTGTTGTTGCCGGTGCCGGTAAGGGGGGCGGAGGTTTACAGATGATCGTCGGGGCGGTATTGATTGCTATAGCTTATATCAATCCTTTTGGTTATCTGAGTGGTCCAATGGTTACGGCAATGTATGCGGCTGGGGTATCAATGGCTCTATCCGGCGTTGTTGGATTGTTAACCAAGCCGCCTGAAATGAACAACAAATATGACGAGGGCGAGAAAAAGCAAAGTACCTCGTTTAGCAACATCCGGAACTTAACACCGCAAGGGCGACCTATCCCGTTATTGTACGGCAAGATGCTGACAAGTTTTGTTTTAATCTCGCAAGGTATTGAGACATTTGATGACTTGCCACCACCAGCTAAACCGGAAGAAAGAAAACGACACGGAAAACGCAGTTAAATTTGACCGCACTTTGGAAACAGAGTGCGGTTTTTTGTTTTTAAGAGGATTGATTTATGGGCGGTAAAGCAAGCGGCGGCGGACATACACCAAGAGAGGCAGCAGACTCTCTATTGTCATCGCAGAGATTGCGTGCGATTGGACTAATCTCACTTGGCCCAATTAAAGGGTCGGTGAATTGGTGGAAATCGACTTATTTTGATAACACGCCAATCCAAAACGAGAGTGGCGTTGATGATAAGGATGAGGATAGCTTTAACTTTAAAAATATTGAGGTGCAATACACGCTAGGCACGCAAGATCAGCCTGTATTAAAAGGCTTTGAGGGCTCGGAGCGTGAGGTATCTGTCGGCACCGAGGTTAAAAAGCAACACCCTATTACACGCTCAGTCATCGATCCTGATGTGACACGTTTACGCTTAACCATCGGCGTTAATGCGCTACTTAGCCAAAACGATCAGGGCGACACAAACGAGACCGCAGTTAATTTCCGCGTGCTGATTAACGGAAAGGCGCGTGGCGCATACGAGATTTACGGTAAATCATCATCTCGTTTTTACCGTAATTACATTATTGACGATTTGCCGCCAAGACCATTTACGGTAACGGTGGAACGTATCACCGATGACAGCAAATCCCAACGCTTACAAAATGCGACTCATTGGGTGAGTTACACGGAGATAATTGACACCAAGCTCAATTATCCAAACATGGCACTGGTCGGCATTAAAGCTGACTCTCGCTATACACCAAATTTTCCAAACGTAAACTTTTTACTTTACGGGCGGATCATTAAAATCCCGTCAACGTATGATCCGGAAAACCGCACCTATGCTAACGGCATTTGGAAAGGCGACTGGAAACTAGGCTGGACAAATAACCCGGCATGGATTTTTTACGATTTAATCACCAATAAATTAGCCGGCTTGGGCCTGCGCATTGGGGATTATGGGATTGATAAATTCCAACTTTACGAGATTGCAAAATATTGTGATGAGTTAGTTGATGACGGTTACGGCGGCAAAGAGCCTCGCATGGTATCTAATCTATGGATCACCGAGCAACGTGAGGCATACAACGTACTGTCTGACATGGCATCCGTTTTCCGCGGGATCGCCGTTTGGGATGGCACGCAGTTTACCGCAATCCAAGACAGACCGGCTGACCCCGTTTGCTTGTACTCTCAATCAAACGTAACAGACGGCAAATTTAC